ATCGGCACTCTCTCCAGCACAGCCCCACGCCTCTGAAAAGACAGGGGATGGTCAGTCATGACACTGCCTGAGATAACCACTCCCGAAGTTCTCGCCCAGCACATGGGCTGGTCTGAAAGGCGTGTGCGCGAACTCGCCCGGCGTCTTGGCGCCTGCCGCGTTTTGGGCAATCGTATGACCCTCACGAAAGAGGACGTTCACACCATCCTGGAGGCGACGAAATGCCCCTCAAGCTCTACACTCGCGGCAAGGTCTGGCATTACCGGGGGACGGTTGCCGGCAATCGGTTACGAGGATCTTGTAAAACAACGAACAAAGACATCGCGGCGCGTCAGGTTGCCGAGATCGAAAGCCGCGAGTGGAAATGTAGTTTTGATGGACCGCAAGCAGTCCTGACGTTCGCCCAGGCAGCAAGCTATTATCGGTCGGCCGGCAAGTCCGGACGATTCCTTGCGCCTATCGAGGATTATTTCAAGGAAACGCTGGTCAAGGACATCAACGGCGGCAAGATCAAGCAGATGGCGATCGACCTATTTCCCAATTGCAGCGGCGCCAGCAAGAACCGCCTTGCGATCGTACCAGCGCAGGCCGTCATCAACCATGCGGCCGAATTGCAATTGTGCCCGCCGATCCGCGTCAAGCGCTTCGACGTTGAAACGAAGGAGAAGATTCCGGCCACTCTGGAATGGGTAAGGGCCTTCATGGCCGAGGCATCGCCGCATTTGGGCGCACTCGCGATGTTCATGTATTTCACCGGCTGCCGTCCCGGCGAGGCGGTTGCCGTGCAGTGGGATGATGTTGATCTAAAAGAGAAGACCGCGCTGATCAGGGAAACCAAGGGCAGCACAGAACGGACGGCCCACCTCCCCGATCCGCTCATCGTGGCGCTCGCCAATGTGAAGAAGGTCCGGGGCCGCGGCGTGTTCATCTATCAGCATTACGGCGACTTCCAGCACGCGTGGGACGACGCAATCGAGAGGGCCGGTATCAAGCGCCTGACGCCGCACTGCTGCCGCCACGGCTTCGCTACGGGCCTGCTGCGCAAGGGAATCGATGTGCTGACGGTCGCCCATCTCGGAGGCTGGAAAGATGCCGGTCAGGTACTCCGCACCTACGGCCACGCCAACAAGGACCGCAAACTGACCGATTTGCTCGTTGACACGCCAACGACACAGACAACTAAGCAAAATGTTAGAAGTGCCCGTAAAATGGGATTAACTTGAGTTAAGTCATTTCTTCGCGTAGGAAACACGCAGGAATGGAAAAGTCTAGCAATTCAAGGGGATAAGCAAAATGGACCATGCAGAAACGTGCAAGTTTGGCGTGAACGTCTCGCGAACATGCGTTAAAAGTGACACAGAATTGGCACAGCCACGTTCCCGTTCTGATCACCGCGCCGCCTCCTCGGACTTGGCGAGCAACTGGCCAATTATGGGCGCGAGAAAGACGAGGGCGCGCGGGAGCGGCTGCGCGGGTTCATTGACCGGTCAATAAACGATCTGGCCGGCTGTCCGAAACAGTGAATGGAGACTGAGGATGAAAGGCCCTAAGGATGCAAAGCGCTACGTCGCTCTATATTGGCGCGGCTTGAAGCGCATCCATTGGGACGACTTGGCTATATTCAAATGGGAGCGGTGCAAGAAATGGCGGAAGCAAAACCGGCGGCCCAGAGACGGATCGCACGGGACAGTAGCGTCCTATATTGAGCGCTCTTGACCGAGGAACGCTGATGGCTCGCAAAGTGAAGAAACCGAAACGCGGTAAACTGAAGCGCAGAATGGGCGGCAGATCGTCAAGATTGACGGGCCGCCAATTGAAGGCGCTACGAGTTCTCAATCAGGATTTTAGCTGGTAATCACTGTTGAGCAGACAATGCGGCTCTCGCGCTCCTGGCCAATGAACGTCCTAGCCCATGCTATAACGGGCCATGCCCTGGTCAGCCAAGTTCAACGAACCCATTCCCCTGCCCGGCCGCAAGCCGCTTGTAAGCCTCAGAGACGCGGCAAACCATATCATGCGGCTACCGAAGGCCGAACGGGAATTACCCCACTGGCAGGCTGCCTGTGAGGCTCTGATACTGGTTGCGGAAGAGGATGGCCCGGTGATGTTGGCGCGGATTGGGATGCTGCGGGCGATCAATCACGGGAGGGCGCCGGAGAAGCGGCAGAGGAAGGCGAAGGTTTATAGGATTATTCGCTCGTCCTAGGCTACTCGGCGAGCAGCCAAAGCCCGTAGTTCGCGAAGGCATAACCGGCATAGACCATAGCCAGCGGGCTGTTGCCCTTCACGACGGATTCTGCCGCGATATAGGCGTAGATCAGGCCGGTTAGGATGATGAGCGGGCGGCTCACTAGAACGTCAGCCTATCAAACTCGTGGATTTTGCACACTTCATCGGCCAGCTTTTGAAACGCCTTGCCGTGCGGATTGCGGCTTGAGATGCGCGCGGCTCGCATGTGCAAATGAATAAGCTCATGAGCCAGCGTCGAGATCAGGCTTTCGTGCCGCCCGACGAACTTGCTGGAGACGGCGATATGATGCACGCCGTTGACCATCTGATAATGCGCGTAGCGATCAGCCTGCCGGATAATCAGGAACTTTACGTCTTCCGATGGCGGCATATTCCAGCGCGAGAATGGGGGCACGCAACAAAGATAGTCATAAGCACACGCTAACATTTCGACGTTCAGCGGGAGCGGCATTGCTTAGCCCCAACCAAGAACCGCCAGCGGAAAGCCGATCAGAATCAATGACAACAGTACCCCGCCAAATCTACAATCGGGGTCTTGGTCAGCAAAGATCACCAGCCACAAAGATGCCCCCAGCATGACCAGATAGAGCGCTATGCCGCACATGATGGCAGCGATTTGAAAGATGTTCATACCGGCTTCCCCGAGAACCACGCCCCACAATCCTGACAATGAAACCGATGCCTGACCGTGCTGAGCTTGACGGCCTTGCCGCGGCGTTGGACATTCGAACTTCCACAGGTCGGGCATCCATCCGAACCGCTGTAGAGCCGCATATCCGGATGGTTCTTCGCCCATGATTTGAGGCGGTGATAAACCTGCTCCAGAAGCGCCGTATCCTGCTTGCCGTAGCTCCGCATGGTGCGCCACGACTTCGGGTCACCGTCCACGCAGCCGCGCCACAGCGCCGCCCCGGTGTTGGGAATCTTCCGGCCCTCGCCCAGATAGCGGCCGATGTTGTCGAGCTTGGCGCTATCGAACTTGAAGGCTGAGCGGGCGACTTTCAGCGTGTCGATTGTCTTGAACGGGCTAGGCTTGTCGAACCCGTTGACGATGAGGCGGCTGTTTATTTTCTTGATGTCGAACGCATCGCCGTTATGCGCGCAAATAATATCCGCAGTATCCATGAGGCGATGAAGCTCAGAGCACAAATCTTTATCATCGTATCTATTGCGCTTATAGCGAGGGAAATCAGGAAGGCAGACCGTCTTGACCGTCTTCTCATGTGCCCACTTGTAAGAAAACATGAGAATGAAGGTGTCGCGCTCAACCCAGACCGCCGACGCTTCCGGGGAGCGCATCGACCACGAGGTCATCAGAATGGGGGCGGTTTCGATGTCGAGGAAGAGAAGCTTTGGCCCCTTCGCTGGCATCTAGCTTGCCCCGAGGGGAGCAAACACACACTTCGTCTCGCCGCCCCAGACGCATTTCCAGTAGAAGTGATCGACTGACGGAGCGGCCTTACCGAACGGGACAATCTCGCCATCGGGGAAGTGATAGCCGTCCGGCATTACCTTCACCTGATCGACCGTGTAGGCCGTACAGTCATTATTGCCGCAGCAAAGAACCCCGGCAGCGTTGGTCCGGCGCTCTTGGCCGATCCAGTTGTCGGGGTTGTCGTGAGCACGAAGCGAGCCGATCGGCATCAGAAACAAAAAGATGACGATCGCCAGCATGCACGCCACGGCGAAGGCAAGCCACGGATTACGCAGCTCGCGAAGCAAGTCTCGCATGTTGCCCCTATATGTTTTCGTAACGATCCAACCGTGAGCACGGGCCGTAGCCCTTTGCCCAAAAGCGATGCCAGCGGCCAAGTTCGTCCTTGGCGGCGAAATGCTCATCAATCACGCAGTAACCGATCTGCACGGCCTTAACCGGCGTCGGTCGATCAAGGTAAAGGCAGAGAAGAGCAGCAAGCGTGGCGGCTAAAATAACCGCCCGGATCATTTGGGATGCTTCACTTGGTAAATCTTGATGGTGATCTGCATGCAGAGCCAGAGCACGCCCAATATCGGCAGGACCAGAGCGGCCACTTCCGAGACCTGATGAAGCGCCGGGAGCCACCACGGACTTGCTATAGCGGCTGCGGCGCCTGTGTTGGTCACTACCTCTCCGTTAGACATTAGTGAAAAAACTTCGGATGCTTTTTGAATCTGTCGAACCAGCGTTGCTTGAAGGTTGGCTGGGGCGCCGGTTGCTCAACGGGTTTGACAACCTGTTTAGCGACGGGCGCTTTGTGATAAACGGCGGGCTGTTTGGGCTGCGGAATGCTCGCGCAGCCGGCCAGAAGTGCCGCAAGAGCAACGGCGGTTAGTGTTTTCATCGTCTCCAGATCCTCGCTACCTTTTCAATGGTCCGACCACCGAACCACATCACCATGACCGAGCCGCCCCATGCGGCGATATCGCCCTTGAGCGGAAGAGTTACGCCCCAGCCAAAAACCTGATCCCACACCACGACCTTTGCGACGTAGATTGCGAATGACCAGCACACGACGGCACGCGGCGCGGCGGTCCACCAGCGGCCATCATCATTCCTGTTTTGCTGAACGTTTAATTCGCGCTCGCGGCCTTGAAGCTCTAAATCCTTGGCGGCGAGGTCGGCGGCGATCTTGTCTGCGTCGTTACCGGCTTGAAGCTTGGCCTTATAGAGATCAATCGCCGCCTGGATGATTGGTCCCGTTACGAGTGACCCGAGCCACTTCAACATTATTTCTTGGCCGCATCGATAATGGCATCAGCCTTGGCCTTCAACGCGCCCGCATAGTCTTCCGCGCCCTTGTACCAGCGCGTAATCGGCTCACGGCCGTACCAGACAGCAGCGCTGCCGGCGATGAACCACAGAATATCGACCATTGCGAACATGTCTCAGTTTCCTTTGAAGATTGAGAGGAAGAACAGCTTGATTTTGGTCCAGAGGGTGACGGGCTCTGGCTTCGGAGCCGGCGCGTTGATTCCCTCAAGGCAGAGAGCGCGTTCTGCGGTCCTGCGATTGACGAGGCCCTTGACGACGCGGCCCTGCGCTCTGTTCCACGACAGCAAGCCGTCACATGCGCCGCGATAGTCGCCAGCGTTAAGACGGCGAGCAGCGGAAGAACCACAAAAGCCAGCGGAGCCCACATTGTAAGCGAACGATACGAAGGCCGCCCGCGTCTTGTCCGAGATCGGAACATGGATGCACTTGGAGATTTCGGCGTTGTATTCGGGAAGCCGCTTTGCGAGCATGTCGCTGCACTGCTGCGGCGTGAAATGCTGGCCCGCCTTCACGTTGCCCTTGGTCTCGCCGTAGCACCAGGTTACGGGTCGCCCAGTGCCGATGGTATCGACCTGGGCCGTGGTCCATAGACCTTCCCAAGGCTGAATGAAGGCACACGCAAGCACGATCGCGGCGCCGCCGCCGATCTTGTGGCTGGTTTTCATGGTTGCTCGATTAGGGGTTGTGGTGGTAGGAAAGCTCCCCGGCCGGGAGCTGGAATTGTTAACGAAAAGCGAATTGCTCGAATGTGAACGCCAGTGCCTTGCAATGGCGGACGGTGCCACTCGCGAAACGCGAGAAGCATTGGAAGTTCTGGCATCGAATTATCGCGCCGCTGCCAAGACCGCCCGCAGTAGTGTTCCTGCAAGCCAGATGTTTAGTGTCTTGGTGTGCTGCGCGGTCGTGTTTGCGATCTATCTCCCCGTGGCGCTATGGCTAAACCGCGATTACGTGCCAGCAGAGACGCCAACCGGCGAATTAGTGGAGTTGGTTGCTGCATGGTCGGTTGAGCCCATCGGCGGCTATGCCTACCGAGCGCGGAGTTTCGGCCTAGCGAGATACGGTGACGAGAGCCCAGACCAGCAACGATCGCCGGTCGTCCTGTACGAAAATCTTACGCCGCTGGGACAAGCCCGCAGCGCCATTGCTGATATTAAAAAGACCGGCCTCGGGCGCTATGCCCATGTCGGAGAACCAGCGCGCCCAGTCGGTTGGCGATTTGTTATTTTCTCCACCAGCGACAATTCAGACCCGAGAACGAATGGGCGGACCTACTGGCTTGTGCTGCCTAAATGATGCGAATGATGTAGTTGCAGACGATGGTTGGCTGAACGATCGCGTGCGCGCTGCCGCTCGTGTTGTTTGATGTCGCGGTAATCGTATTAGCGCCGGAAAAAGCGGCCGCATTGGTTTCGTTGTAGTTCCTAGTAACACCAGAGTTGATGCTAACTTGTACCAACGTACCGGCAATGCCGTTTGCAAGAATAGCGCCTGAGCTTGGACCGCTAACGCTGATCGAGTTACTGCCAGATGAAGTAATGCCGGTCGGCAATTCAGCCAGAGATAGCGTGTGGCTTTGCGAGCCGCCGGCCCCGCCCAATGTATCACCCGCAAATCCAGCTACCGCGTTTGTAATGCGGAAGGCGGACGAACCGCCCATATCGTCCTTGCCCGCCGGTATACGCCCGCGAAGGTCAGGCACATTGAAGGTCGTCGATCCGTCGCCGCTTCCATATAACGTGCTCATTTGGGCAAACAGCGCGGAATAAGTCGTGCGGCTGATCGCCTGACCGAATGGAAATACAAACGCGCTGTTCGGGGCTGTGGGCAGAAAGAACGGCATCCCGGCCCCAAGGGGGATGTTGTACGGATTGCCGTAGAAGCTTTGCAGATACCAGACGGCATCCGAATTGTTATAGGTTGCGACGTATGGCGTGCCCTGGATAAGCGTTCCGGCGAGCAATTCGGTCGAGGGCGCAGAACGAAGCGGCTTGGCCCCGAGGCCGTCAACATTGAGTGTGACGGTAGCGCCGTTCGTGGTGTGCGGCGTAAAGGCAATCATCTGGTTAGCCATGTGCGCCAGCGTGTCGAACACCTCGTAGGAAGTGACGGTGTAAGCCGTCGACGTGCCACCGGTCACGATTGCGCCGGAAATGTCATCCCGATAGGCCGCCGTTGACGCCATCATGGCGCGGGCGGAATCGTTGACGCTAGACGGGGCCTGACCTTCGGCCCAGTTCACGGTTGCGTCAGCCGTAGCGTTACTGGCCGCGGTGCGCGACCAATTGTAGAAGGGCAAAGCCATCTAGAATTATCCTCGTGAAAATACAGGCTGGCTAAACGCCGCCCTCAGTTTTGACAGATCGGGCGAGCGCCGCGGCGCGTAGAAGATCGGGGGTGCCTGCATGGCCTGCTCGGCGGGCATCTGGCCGAACAGGGAGCCGCCGGCCTGAGCCTGTTGCGGTTGGGCTTGTGGCTGGGCTTGGGCGAAGATCGGGGCGGCCGGTTGCGGGATGGCCTGTAGAGGGGCGCTAGGCGGGCTTGCGGGAGTCACTGAGGCGGTTTGCGGCTGGGCTGCGGGTAATCCACCTCCGAACCAAGCCGCCTCTTTCTGGCGCCTTGCTACAAGGACGGGATTAACCTCGCCGCCGGCCTTGTTGTACTGAAGGAAGATTTCCCGCGCCTTGTCCCAGTCGCCGGACTGGACCGCCTGCCCGAGCCCGGATTGCTGCCAACCTGGACCTGCGTTATATGTGAGTGACGTAAGCGCTGCCCTTACCCCTGCGGGGAGGTTTGGGGCGAACGCATCCACACTCGACGCAGCCCGGCTGGTTTCATCTTGAAAACGTTGTTCATAAACCGCCTTCAATTGATCGGGCGGAATGTTTTCATCGCCCGGCTGGGCTTTCGTGCCATAGCCGGAGCTGTATTGCTTATAATCCCACGACGCCGCGGGGGCGTAGCCTTCAAACCCCTTGATTGCGTCTAGATATTCAGGATCAAGAGCCATGTGGTTCCTGTTTCAAGCTTCGATCATTTTTGCGGTGGTGGCGTCGAACATTCATTGGGAATGGACGCCAAATAAGTATTTGGCCGGGATGATCGGGGCTGGCCTAGCGTTTGCCGCTACAGCCGCCATCAATCAGCTATTGCTTTGGTCTCGCGAGAAGCGCCGGCAGTAAACCCGCGAGCGCGGGACTAGTCATCGGCGGGAGAACAAGGGGATTCTGCTGACCGAGCGGCGAGCGCATACGGATACCCTGCGCGGCCCTTTCAGCCTGCTTAATCACAGATCGATTGTTGGCCATCTTGAAGCCACGACCGGCTAGACCCGCAGCGATTGCGCCGGGGACGCCGCCCGCCTCATAGCCCGCCGCTCCGCCGGCCAGCATGCCCAGACCGCCGCCGCCACCAAGCAGGTGGGCAACGTGCCTCATGCCGTTCTGCGTCCAGGTTCCGCGCACGATCTTTTCAAGATCCGCCTTTGTTTCGGCCGACAGATATTTTGCTTCATTGCTCAACAATAGATCGGCAACCTTCTGCCTGATCTTGTTGCCGACATTCATGCCAGAGTCAGCGCCAGCGGCCCGGAGATCGGCACGGGCTAATTTCTTGTCCAGTGCCTCATTGGCCCTCATGGCGGCCCAGTTCTTGTCAGCCTCCCTGATGCCCCTCATTGTGCCGGGAGAGTTCTGTTCAATCGCGGATTCGAGTTTGTTAAGCGCTATGAATGCGCCGGCCTTGTTGGTGCTGGGATCAGAGAGCAGATTCTTGATGCTCTGCCGCGCAGCAACCAAGTCCGCAACATCGGCAGCGCCAGCGGTTGCGGGGGCTTTGATTTCCTCAACCGCATTGTGAATGGCTTGGGCGTTAGATGGCCGGATGCCCTTGTTGTTGAGTGTCGTGGTGATATCGCTCGCCAGATTATCGAGCGTGCCTTGGGAAATCGGCGTTGCCACGTTGCGGCTGGTCAGTGCATCGTAAGCATTCGTTGCTTCCGATTTCACATCAGCCAGCGCCGGAGTTGCCGCCCTTACGGCGCGGGCCTCCGTCATTGAATTGGCAATCTTGCTGGCACCAGCACCGCCCAGCAACGCGCCCGCGACACGGGCATAAGGCTCGGCTTCCGTGCCCTTGGTGAGCGCTCCGGCCCCTTCGCTCGCCAGGGCGGGCGCGGCAACGCGGGTTAAGAACTTGGTCCCCAGGCTTTCGGGGCCGCCTGCCATTGCAGGCAAGAACTCCGCGCCAGTCTTGAGAACGCCACCCAATGCCGTTTGCGGCTCATATTCCGGGGCCACGATCGGGTCAGAGACGGTCGAACGGATTTGCTGGGAGGTGGGAGCATTCGCGAGAGCACTAAGCCCCATTGGAGCCATGCTGGTGATCGCAGATGCAGCGTTTTTAACGGTGGACGGATCGAAGCCAAACTTCGCGCCAGCAGCGTCTACACCACGAGAGGCGAGCGCGCGAAGATCGCCGGCCAACCCAAGCGTTCCAATCGTGGCATTGCCGAGGCCAGCGCCGACACTCTTTGCGGCATCCTCAAGCATGCCCGGCTTGTCCAGCACAAACCCAGAAGGCAGCGCCGAACTGTCCGGCTGATCCAGCACGAAACCGGGCGGCAGTTCGTTCATTGCCATTTCCCGTTGCGGAAGGTGATTTTCTGGCCGGTCTGTGGGTTGGTCGCGGTCGCGCCTTCCTGAACACCAGCGGGCGCGGCATTCGCTGACCCGTTTTGCTTCACCCAATTATCGATCCGAGCTAAAACGCGCTGGCCCTCTTCCTTGATGACGGGGCCGGCCTTCTCTGCGGCCATCGGGCCGATCGCAGCGGCTCGTTTTTCCTCAAGCGCGGCAAGCGAGCCGTGCAGTAGCTCCGAGAGCTTCGCAATTTGCGTGCGCTGTTGCTCGGGAGACATATTTTCGGAGAGATTGCTTTCCCACTGCCGTATTTCAGCGTCCGAGAGATTGGCACCCTTGAAGACTTTGGACATTTCCTCGGCGACGGCGTGGGCGTTCGTGCGGAATGCGCCAGGCTGCCCAGCTCCCATCTGCTCGTTGACGTAATTGCCCACGGCGTTGACCATCGGGAAACGGCCGTTTTTCAGGTTGTCCATTGCATCGAGCAATGAGCCAACGTGCGCAAGCGTCTGGTTGGCCGCGCGGACCATTTCAGAGCTTTTGCCGGAGGTGAAGTCCTTGGCCCCGGCCTGACGTGCTGCCCAGCTTGTGGCGTCGAACGTCGGATCCACAGCATGGGCGGCATCGATCAGGGCAAGCGTCGCCGGGCTACGCATCGCCGCGGTTGACGGAAGCGGCTGGCGCCCCTCGATCATTGCCTTGACTGTGTTACGCATGGTCGGGGGAAGATACCCATACAGCGCCTCGCCCGTGACACCGGACGATCGTGCGGTTTCCAGATCGGCGAGAGGAGAGGCCGAGGTGGTAGCACCCTGCGCGTTGATGGGGTGGCCGTTGATGGTCTGATCGCGCTCGTTAATGAAGCCGTACTTCTTGCCCACCAGCGGGTCATCGCTGATGACGCCGTACTTCTCCTTGTTCGTGAACAGTTCGGGCAGAATGGTCTTGGCCGCTTCTGGGCTCAACGCGGCAACCATCGCTTTGGACGCCGCGGCTTGCGGGCTTTCGCCATTGGCCAAAAGAGCTTGCCGGATCGCATTGTACTGCGCGGAAAGGTTCTGCTTTGCGACGCTTTGCGGATCATTGAGATTGCCCGACAGTGCGCCGAGGATCGAGCCGCCATTTCCGATGCTTTGGAATCCCTGGCTCAATCTGTCGAGAAAGCCGCTGCCTTGGCTACCAAACGCGGGCGGCAATGGCTGTTGCGGCTGCTGTCGGCTCTGCGCCGAGAAATCCGTGGCTGGCTGTTGCGGCGCAGGCTGGGCGTTCTGAGGGATTGCCGCTGCGTCCGGCGTGAACTGTGCCGCATCGCCAACGCGCGGCATCTGATAGCCGCCAACCGCGATGGGCGCCGTCTGTCCCGGTAGCGGAGCAAAGCCCGCGCTCGGCTGATACTGGTTCTGCTGCATCTGTGTGGTACGCAGGAAGTCGAGCAAGCCACCGCCCTGCCCGCCGAAGTCGGCGTTCTGGCCGAAGTAGAGATTGTCGAGCAGGCCCACTTATGCAGCCTCCAAAGCTTTATCGGTCGCGAGTTTGTAATCAACGGCCTTGTATTGCCCGATCTGCCCAACCGCTTCCGGCGTGGTCTTTTCCACGTCCTGCGCCATGAGCCCGATCTGGAAAGCGGGCTGGCCGATGTAGCGGTAGCGATAGACCGGGGTGCCGTCGAACAGCGTGCCGACCTGGGTAATGTCTTCCTTGGCGCGCCGATCGGAAATCAGTTTGAAGATGTTGCCAACCGTTGAGCCGCCGCCGCCACCAAATAGGCCAGTGACGCCGCCGGCAATCTTGCCGAACTGGTCGGCGCCCGACATCTGGTTTTCCGTGTGCGACTGGCCGCTTGACTGGCTGCCCAGGCCCGCGATCGGGATGCCGATCTGAGCGAGAAGCCCGAGGTTTTGAACCGGAATGCCGCGGCGCATCGCTTCCGCCTGCATGGCAGCGTTGGAGCCGGTGTTCTGAGCATCAAGCGCACCTTGAGACGCCGTGACCCCCGCGCCCTGGTTGGCAAGTTTCTGCTGCTGCAATCCCGCGAGAATGCCCGCATTGGTGTTGCCGGCGTTGTAGAGATTGCCCGCCGCGCCCTGCTGGTTCTGGACGTTCTGGTTATACTGAGCCGCAATCGTCGGCGCGATGCCTTGGGTAAGACCGCGCCCGAGCGTTTGCGAGTTGGCACCGGAGAAGTCACGGCCGGCTGCCGCAAACGAGCCGTTGACGCCGTTGGTGATGTCCGAGGTTAGCGTGCCGATCGCATCCCGGAATCCCGGCGTGTCATAGGGGTTATAGTTGGTGTTCGACGCCAGCGGGTTGGTCTGCGCGACATAGCGCTGATAATTCTGATCGACGTTGCCAGCCTGATCGGTCGCGCCGCCGCCATTCAAGAGGTTTTGAGCATAGCTGCCGATCTGCGGGGCAAACTGGCTGGTATAGGCATTTGCATTCGCCTGCGCGGTATTGAGGGCGTTGCTTTCGGCACCCGTCAGTGCCGTATTGGCAAGATTGCCCTGCAATTGGCCAAGGATGCCCTGCAAAGCCGGCTGCGCGGCCTGCCAAGGGGCCGTCTGCGATTGCTGCGTAGTGTCGCTCGTGCTCTTGCCGCCCATTACAGTGCCTTTTCAAGTATGACGTG